TCAATAGCATTGAGCCGCTTCATATTCTGTAAGAACTTCTCTGCCTCTGGCATCTGCTTGGCTCTGGCTACGCCCTCAAGGTATGTCAGGCTGTCCTTGCCTGTACTGAAACCATTGGCACTAGTAAACTTAGTGGTAGGTGCAACGAATTGTAGGCCAGCTAACTCGTTAGTATCCATAAAAGTATACCCACAACCATCACACCCGACACACCTGCTGGGTCTTGCAAAAGGATTTCCATCTTTCTTTACCTTCCTGATTTGCCCACTACCATAGCAGGTCTTGCATTGCTTTGCCTTCTGTTTGTACAACTTGGTTGAGTGCTTGGTAACAGTAGACTTGAACTTAGCATCAACCATACGACCATCAAATAGTGTGGCCCATTCTTTCTTGTCATCAACCTTACGGCCATACACAACCCACGATAGTTGCTCTGGACTGTTGAGATTGATAGGACGATCACCCATTAGATCACGGGTATGTTGGTCAAGACTAAGCACCAACGCATCACGTTCACCCTCATACTCTTTACGAACTGTCTCCAACGCATCAGTATCCACCTTGAACCCACGCTGATAAATCTTAGCTAGATGCAATGCAAGTTGGTTTGTTAGGTCAATGCTGTCATGTAACCTAGTGCCTTCCAACTTAGATACAATGGTATTGTATAGCTGCTGTGTGGCATGTAGATCATGGGACAGATACTCTGTCAACTCAGCCAACGGAATGTCACGTGTGGTGTAGCCCTTCTTGAAGTAGTCCTTGAGTGTGTCCTGTTTCTGTGTGTCCAAGGCATACCGTTCTGCACAGGCATCAAGGGACAGGGGTTGCTTCTGCCCACGCTGCAGGATATACTCACCAAGCATGGTGTCAAACACCTTACCGTCATAGGTAAAGCCTGACTCCCATAGCCACAACATATCATGCACAATGTTGTGACCAACCATCACTGTTGTCTTGTCAAGTATAGCCTGTACACACTGATGGTCAAAGGGCGTACCCTGCTTCTCTGAATGATCAAAGGTAAAGATATGCTCATTACCTGATTGATCCAGTGTGCCTACCTGTGTCAGTGAATTGTCTTTCTCGAATGGGTCAAGGTGTAGCTTACCATCACGTGTCGTTGTTGTATTTTCTACGTCTAGCGTCAGTATCATCTGTCGGGTGTCCTATCATTCAGTCAATGCTTCCCATGATATAGGAAACAGATTTTGCATAGCCTGAGATATACACTGTGCTGCACGTGCAGTCTCAAGTTGGGTGTCTTCTTTACATCTTAGTATACACATGTCAGCAAAGGCGTCAAGACTACCCGACCAATACCATTCAGTCATGGTGCTTTGTGGCAACACCATACGTGCTTGCTCTGGGCATACACCTGTTTCTACCATGTCTTTATAGCAATTTACAGACAGTCTCCCAATAAAAGTAGCATAATCGCTAGGGCTTTCAATGTATGTGCAGTCGTGTTCTGGAAAGTCATAGCTAATTTCTTCTATTACATTGTCAGAGCTACCCTGCTTCTTATCATCAGCCCTACCACGCCACTCATCAGGCTCATAGAACTCAGGCTCATCATCTACATACCTACGACTAATCTCGTTCCAACGTAAGAACTTATGCTTGACCAGTTGTCTAGCTACAAAGATTGGAGCCTTGACATGGAAGGACGCAAAGGCATGACCAAAGGGTGACATGTGCCTATGCTTTGCTAGGTATTTAATCAACCTCTTGTCAGGGTCATTGAGGATAGGTGTCATAGGTTGTCCCTCTACGCCTGACGTACCCAATGCCTCACTCTTCTTACCAAAGGATACACGTGCTGCATTTACTACAGACAGGTCACTGCCCATGTGATCCACGTAAGTTACTTCTATCATATAACTAGCTCCTCAATCTTTAAATTATAGCAGTCTGCTTTCACTGTAAAATTATTTGACGGGTCTACATCTCCCTTCTTTAGAAAGGTAGCTTTGTCATAGTACTCATCGTGTCCCATAGACCCTAGAAACCAACCTACATCCATTGTATTTTTTACCCTAACGAAAGCATACAAGTCACATTTTTGTCGGGTATTAAATTTTGCTACAGAACATTCGTAGTATGGGCGAGGGGTGACAGTTGTTTGTTTTGTTTTTACATCTACTTTTTTGTTGTCGGGAGTAACTAAGTCATAGTCATACGTATTAGACCATTTACCACCAAGTACTTGAAGGGCTATTTGTTCACCTAAAAATCCTGCTAAGTTACCTTTACCTTTTGTTATGGAGTTGTTTAATCTGCCCATCTCTTCTGACTTGTTATGTGCTTTGTCTAACATGTCTTGTGTTACAATAACTTCAATCATCCTAATCTCCCATATTAGTTGGTGCATACTGTTCGCCATTGTATGCAGGGTAATCATCATCTTCAACGCCAGAGTTACAACCAAATACCACAAGGCCAAGGACTATGCAAGACCAGATCGTACCCTTCTTCATCCAGTACATAAAACCATCAAAGGCTTGCTCTGCCTGTACCTGTGCAGCATCCTTGACCTCATCACTCATAGCCCTGTTCCTTGCCATAACTTAACCTGTGCCTCTAGCTTTTCATTACGTGTGCGTAAGGTCTTGGCTTGTGTCTCCCAGTAGTCTGCATCACGCTGGACTTGGGCGTACTGTTCACGCCCCAAGCTATACTGTTTCTTTAATTCCTCATACTTATCACATAACTCTTTGTGTATGTTTCTGTTAATCATGCCTCATACCTAGCTGTCTTGTAGTTCAGATTAGTGTGGACAATGCCATGCCACCCAGACAGTTTGTTCTTAACGACATTAAGGTGACGCATGGTGTCCTCTTCGTCAGCGCCTTCCACTGGTGGGTTCTTAGCAATCAACAGCATCAGGTCAGCCTCTGCTGCCTTGCCTGTACGTGAGCCTTCCATCATTGACTGATTGAGTACCACCTTGTTCTCTGCCTCTGCTGATAGCTGGGACATATAGAAGATAGCACAGCCATGCTGCTTGGCAATCTGTCGGGCATAGATAGCGTTAGCCTTTAGTGCCTCATCAGTACGGGCATAGCCACCTGTCTTGGCAAACTTGTCACCCATATCAAGCACCACAATGTCAGGCTTGTATGTCTTGCACACACTCTCAACCCATGACATGTCACGATCAGTTGCGTCCTTGAACTTTACATTGTCCCTGATCTTATTGTATGCAGCCATAGCCTTGCCTTTGTTAGCGACAACATCTTTGGCTTCCATGTTGGCAGCGGCAGTGATGTATCTGTGGGCAACCCGGTGGTAGCCTTCCTCGTTACACAACACAATACACTTGGCCCCTTGCCATGCAAAGCCACCTTCACCAGCAATCAGGCTGGCATGGAAGGAAGTCTTGCCAGTGTTGGGTCGTGCGCCCACCTCAATCAAGTGACCAGCATTGACGCCCTCAACCTTACGGGTAAGGGTAGGAATGTTGAATGTCCACTGGCTCTCAAGGCTGTTGAGTGCAAGGATGTGGTCAATGCTTGTGTCTTCCCATTCAATGTTTAGCTTTGGGGTGAAGTCATCACCGTACTGTTCAAGCATATTACGAAGAGGCTCAAGGGTATCCTTTGTGCCGTTCACATAGTCAAAGCCAAGGTTGGCAATGTCCTCACCAATCACCTGTTGAAACAGCTTAGACAGCACCTCTTGTGCAATGTCCTCACCCATAGGCTGCTCTCTCTTTACGGTGGCAAACAATGCACCGTAGGCAGTCTTCTGTGCGGTGGTAAGGGTGGCATTGCTTGACATAAACAACGCCTCAATCTCATCAGGTGTAACGGTGCGTTCATACCGTTGCATGGCACCGTCGATTGCCTTCTTTATCTTGCGTACATCAGGGCTGAACAGGCGTTCTGGGCAGCGTGATCCACGGTGACTGTCATAGAACTCTTTGTTCATCAGACTTCGTATTAGTGCTAATTCCATGTCGGGTTTATCCTTGTGTTAGGGTTATCAGATTAGTGATATCGTCAGGGTTACTGTATTTTAAATCGTCTGTCAACTTTAATACTCGTACATCTTTACAATAGGTACGTAATTCTTTAGCAAACTTTAGTGACTTGGGTAAGGCATCGGGGTCAAGTGCTACTATTATGGTGGAGAACTGCGACAAGTACCTCTTGTGTCCCTCAGATAATGATGTACCCAACACAGCCACCCCGACATATACATCATCTTCAGAGGCATCCAGCTTATTCACTGTCGCACCTACAACTGCGGCACTAACGCTGTCCTCCACCACTACAGCGACATTACCACAGCCACAATGATATGGCAAGTCACTATTACCATATCGTTTCCACTTGGGTATTCTTTTTCCCAAGGCTCTGCCTGATCCATCCACCATCACACCCCGTTCATCCAGTACAGGAAAGACAATGCGGTGATCCTTTACGTCATACAACACAGTAACATCTTTAGGTGACATACCATACTGCTTGAGGTATTTCCAACACTCAGGCCCATCATTGACTAGGTAGTCAGGCTTTACAAATGGGACAGGCTTGGCGTCCTCTGGCTCCATAAATCCTAGAGCCTTACGAACATCACCAACAGACAGTGCCACATTTGTACCACCAGACACAGGACAACTAGCCCTGTAACAATTCCAAACAATCTTACCCATTGTATTAGTAATAGTAAATGTATTCTTAGTGTGACACACTGGACATGCCATGCGTTTACTATCACCAACACTTAACTGTAAGTCATTTATAATTTCTATTATATTCATAACCTATCACTTTCAATGTTCTTCGTTACACTCAATTCTACATGAGCATGTCTGGCTGTCAAGGCATTATTGGCAGAGGCGAATGTATTTTTTATATATGGTTTCACAGATGCAACATGTGTGTGTCCTGTCACAGCCATCAACTGTGGCAAAGGTACACCAGCCTCAACCATTTGTGTCACCCCAGTTCTACGTAAGTCCATAAGTCGTAGGCTATTAGGTAGGTCAGCGGCCCTCATAATCTTACGTCCTACTTTTGATAGTCTCTGCATAGCATAAGGCAGAAACGTACCGCCGACAGGCGCAGGGTGTGGTGCAACATAGGGCTGAAAGCCATAGTCACCCCGTTGATCCTGTAGCATTACAAATAATTCATCATCAATAGGTAGGAACACCTCTGCCCTACGCTTAGACTGCTGAAGGTACATGCGCTGCCTGTCAAAGTCTATTGCGTCCCACGTTAGCATACGCATGTCACCCAGACGCTGACACCACTGGTAAGCCATAGCCACAATCAGGCCCACGTTACGGTACTGATACTGAGCAAAGGCAGTGTCCATAAATCCTACCACATCTGAATGTTTCCAAACTACCTTACGTTGTGGTGTGGCCTTGCGCTTAATGTTGGTGAAAGGATTGGCATTGATCTGTTCCATTTCAATAGCATAATTAAAGACACGGCTGGCACAGGTTGCACCATGATTAGCAAAGCTGATGCCTTGCTCAACCCACTGTTCATACAAATGCTTTGCAACCTTAGAGGTAACATCACCATGCCGTATGTGTCCTATTGATGACACCAACAGGCCAATGAAGTACCTGTAATGTGCCTTAGTTGTATCACGCAACGCCTTGAAATCATTGGAGGCAAAGTAATACTGTGACAAATTTGCAACAGTGCTGCTTGGCTTGACATTGAAGATCAATGCCTGTTCCTCACGATAGTTATCAACTAAGTCATTCAACTCTTTGGCGAGTAACTTAACCTGTTTAAGATCACTGCCCCATTCCTTGCGGCTCACCACCCCAGCATCGACTAGACACTGGGGAGGATTGAAACGATAGGACACCACACCCTTGGGTTGTTTACGTGGCTGTACAAATCTTGGTAGGTTAGTCATTATGCTGCCTCTAGTGTGATGAACTTGGGATCACTGACCCACTTGCTCACCTCTTGCTCACGTGACCACATGCTGACTGCCTGTGTGTCGTTGCCTGTGTTCTTTAGGTTGAACCCATTACGTTCATCAGCATAG